ATGTTTTAAAGACCCGATTTCATTCCTATGATCCGCAAGAGTTACTTCTACTTCTGTGTCATTCATATTTCCCCTCCAAATATTTATTGCAAAATAAAAGGACCATTACGGTCCTGCTCTGATCTCCATGTATTTTGTTCTCCTTATATCTCTGGTTCTGCATAGATTTCTACAAACTTCTAAGGAACTTTTCGATAAATGTGCTTTGATATTTATCTGCCTCCAAGTTTGGGTGTGCATTTTCCTTCGATATGTAGAACTTCTTTTTGATTGCATTGAAAGCAATATCTGACAAATTAAAAGAAGTCTCTCTTCCATAAAGCATAACAGGTATATTCGCGTCTGCCATGAAGTCCATAGTTGGTACCCCCCACTTTTTAGAAATCTCCCGTATAGCTTTTCTGAAATCCTTCCCCTTCTCCAAACTGCTCCCGAAATTTATAATGCCAACTTTAGCATTTGGATGATTATTGTATAAGTATTCCAACACAATATTCCATGCTCCATAAAATGTAGCATTTGTCGTGTCGTTTATTGTGCCGAGATTACATGCCCAACAATCATTGATTCCAAACGATAACGTGATATAATCTGCATCTTTTGGAATGTTTTTATACCGCTCATGCGAGAACGGATTGTTATAGCTAGGGTCATCTAAATGGTCTTTATTCAGTGCAATACAAGTTCCGCCTTTGGCTTCATTAACAATTACCATATCATTTCTTCTTCCAATAAACCACGGATACGTTTTAAACATCCCCCATTGGTAATCATATGTTACACTGTTTTTATTAGCTACATTACCACCCTCTGTAAATGAATCGCCACAAGCAACCCATTTTTTACCTATTAAAACATTTTCGTTTGAAAAGTTACGAGTTTTTATTAAAAGTTTAGTTCCTACATTAACATCATCTCTTACGTAATCATATGAACACAGTCTAATATATTTTGCATTTCTATTTTTAGATTTGATTTTAGAAAAATTAATTTCTATATCACTTCCGATAAATTCATTTATACCTACTTTTTTATGGTTGAAATAGTCTATAATATTTTTATTATCGTCGTATAGTAAGTAAATTACAGTTTCATAGATCGAGTAAGCGTCAATAAATAACTTATCATAATGTAAACCATCAATATCTATCAAATCCGTATAATAACACCCTGCAAGAGATATCATTGAGCCAGTAGATGTAAAATAGGAACCATTGTAAATAGGAAAATTGCTACTTATGTCTATAAATTCCTGGTTAAAACTTTCTACTTGAATTTTTTTGTTTTCACTAACTACTTGATTAATATTTTTATTTCTTAACACGAGCAATTCTGATGGATTTTGTTTATCTTTATAACCACTAAATCTAACATAATGTGCCCGTGTATGTACTCTAATCTTTCTAAAATTCGCTTTACCTAGTTTTTCTTGCGTAGAATCAGGATCAATAATATCTGCTGATATAAATTTTTTATCTTTATCATAGTAAGCAACTCCACACATATCGCCGTAGTATAAACAAGTTACAATAAACGATTCACCAGTAACACATTCTATAAAATCAGAACATTTATAGTTACCGCCAGCAACACTTCTAAATTCACCATTTCTTCGGTTTATAAAGCCATCTATTTGATTAAACTCTAATTTATTATATTCTCCTATAATAGTGCTATTATTAATTTGTGTTTGGTAATTAAATAAATCACCTACTTGCCCTCTAACTGCTTCACCTGCATTTTCGTATGTTTTCCCATCCGCCCCCACGCGAATATCTATCAGCTCCGCATCTCCTGTTGTACTTCCGTCCTGCAGCTTGGCTATATTATCGATTCTCTTTCTCTCGACATCGATTTCTTTTTTCCGTTCAGTTTTCTCGGTTGCAATTTCTGCTAGACGTTCGCTTTTTTCCAAATTATCGGCATTTGTTCTTTCTTCTTTTTCTTTTTGGATGGCTTCTGTTCTCTTTTGTTCTTCTAGCTTAATGGATCCGTTTAAATAGCCATGCATAGACAATAATTGTTCGATTAAGGTCTGCTGCTCTTCCTCTTCTTGGTCAGACAGTTTAATGGAATTGTCTCCACATCTTACAAACATTTCAAATGTTATTAACGCTTTTTCTCCATCAATCACTCTTATCTGCATCACATTTGTTCCAGTGCTAAACAACGCTTTCGTTGGTCTAATCGTAATTTTGTTTCCTTCGATTTCGCACAGTTTTGTTCTAGGTGTTGATTCTCCAATTCCTATGACATATGCCACTGCAGATGCCGTTATTGGAATCTTAAAATCTACAATATTTAATATGATCGGTATCATATTTGTTCCTTTTGTCACTTCTATTTTTTCATAAAAAGTTTTTCGTGTGACTGAAATGTTTCTTTCAATCGAATTCATTTTTTCCTCCTATCCTGGTATCCACCTTACTAGCGATACTCCTTTACTTTCTGGATATCGCAAGACATATGTCCAAGGAAAATTATAATATCCATGTACCCATATTTCTTTCCCTGTCTGATCTCCACTTGCACCTCCAGTAATTCCTCCATGCTCGTTTTGGCTTGCTTCGACAAGTTGTCCATTTCCAATATGCATCGCCGTATGATTTCCTGGTTTCAGCAAAATGTCTCCTCGCTGCATTCCGTCGCCACGTGATAAACTTACCTGACTTGTTACATCCACAAAACCGGCATTAGTAAACACACTGTACATGGAACCTGTCGCTGGCGTATATCCCGGTCTAGTATTTAATCCCGCATTATGATATGCCCACGACAACAAGGAAGAGCAGTCGTAGTTCGGTCCATCTCGACCGCCCTGATCATATCCGTGACTATTGTCATTCGCAATTCCAATCGCCCAATTTACTGCTGTTTCTATTACTGACATTTATCTCTCCCTCTCTAAAAAGTACTTCCTGATGATGTTCTCCCGCCAACAAGGATTCCACTTTTGAACTGCAGATAACTTCCATCACTGAATTCTGCTGTTCCTGTTTTTCCCCCGCTGATAGAAATATTATCAGCACTTAACGACAAATATTCTCCACCACCGATTGAACAAGAACCTTTGCCATTGTCATTAACCAACATAATATTCCCATTCTCCGAAAGAGTTAATCTAGGTTGGTTACTGCCTCCTAACACATCTATCGTAATTCCACCATTGATGTACGAAATTGCACCCGTTACTTTTCCCGCTTTGTTTTTGATATATATGTAACCGTTTTCTACAATAACAGAGCTTCCATCCGATGTGTTTTTACTCTCAAATCTTCCGCTTGCACTAAACCCTTTACTATCCCATCTGCCAATTTCATTTCCAGACGCATCCTGAATAGTCATCCTTCCATTCTGATTATTATATCCGCCGAGGGTAAGTGTGCCACCGTAGATTCTGTCTGCTAGCATCGTTCCCGCCACTATATAATCTGCAAAAAATCCTTTCCCAGTTCCAAACGTAGTCCAATTCCAATCTCTTCCATCTGCCGTTCTTTCTCCGGCAATTTGGAATCCCATTGTTCCTAAGCACATCGCTCCAAACGTCTCGGAATCAGGATCTAAGTCTTCAAATAACATCGCCCTTACATTTTGCTTTTTTGCAATTGTCGATTGCGCTCGCATCTGTGTTTTAACTGCATCCAATATCCCTTGTACTTGTGTGGCCACTACCGTTCCATCTCCACGAATAGCACCTTCTACACGATTAATCATACCGGAAACATCATTAAAATAGTTATACTGGAAACTTCCTAACACAACAGATGTTACCTTCTGTCTAATTGAATCATATTCCAGTTCAATTACCCTTGCATCTGTTACGATTTCAAGATTGCTATTCCTGCAATGTATTGTATCTCCTAGGCTCACATCTTCCAATATCACATAGTCTTTGTACTGCTCTGTATTTTTTAATAAAATCATGTCAGCTTCAATTGTAACTACTGGCTTGTCCAATCCGGAATCGAATTGTTCTTTGCATTTTTTTATCAATGCATCATCTAATTCTTCTTGATTATTGCAAATAATAATCCCTTCTGTATCATTTTCTCCCTGAATGTCAGAAATCATTTTTACATCCTCGAATGACATCGTTACGCTTTTTACAACGGGGTACTTCCCTATCAGATCACTATCTATATATCCTGTTCCTGACAATTTATGTCCATTAAACGCTTTGGGATAGATACGTGTTGCAACAGCATTTACATCAATCTCCTCAGATAAACCATCAACAGAAATATTCTTTCCATATCTAAGTTCTACTCCGTTATCTATTCCTATCCGATCATTAATAACTACTGTAAAATTATCAAATAAGATTTCTCCTCCCCAACGATTTACAAAACTATTGTCTTGATTCCCATTAATCGCCTCAATCAGATTCATGTACTCATAATACGCCGTTGATAGTATTGTTATATTTGACTTTCCTGTATATTTGTTATTCGGTGATGTCATAATATCCAAAGCCTGTTGTCCATTCTTTCCCGTCGGTCTTATGTCCGTCAAAAAGCAATCATCCTTCGCATCAAAAAAAATCGGTTCAAGAGTTGCAGCAACTCCCGAATCTGACTTGCGTTTCTTCTTTATCCGGAAAAGCTGTTTACCATTAAAAGAAGGCATCTTTACAACTGCATTTTCCTTTATATATCTCCAACGTTCTTCTTCGTCAATCGGATGCTCAATTTCAGCTTCCCACGCCCCATTCATCACAACGTGAACAGTTGCTTTCGAAGGTATCAGAGTCATATCTCCATTACATTCAAAACTCTTATTTTCCGCTTTGTATAATTGTATCATTATAAACACCTCCAGTTCGGAATCACCGTTATCTTAAAACCTTTTGACGCACGGATTATATTTTCTCCTTCCGCCAAGTACATATCTTCATATTCCCCTGTAATGGATGTGTTTATTAGCGTTCCATCTTCGCGATATGCCAACATTCTATCCGTATCAATCGTCATATTCTGCCCGACATTTACAGTTATTACTTTTTCATTTACGGTTATGCTACAAGTGCCCTCTCCAGCAATTTTATATATTGGATGGGCCACCTCATAAGGATTATATATCAGTTCTTCTACATTATATTCTCGTATCCCATCCAAAAGATATGTATACGGATCACATAAAAATAATGCTTTAAATGTCCACCCCACTTTCGCAACTCTTTCTATACCATCAATAGATACATTTTTAACTTTAAAGAAAACACTTGCATCGTCTGAAAACACAAGCACATTCGCACCACTGAGTAACCATTTTTTTATCTTACGGTATTTCATTCCCCCTTCTTCTGGATCTGCTATAAAATTCATTTTGATAGGAATTTCGATATCTTCATATTCTCCATCTACCTCAATCAAATCTCCACTTCTCCCCGGAATAGAAATTGATTTGTATCTTTTTTTTGGTGTCGGAATATGCGGACGTTCTGAAATCTTAACTTCAAGTGAATCAGCTGCAATTCCTCCATACTCAATATCAAACATATTTTCCTCCTCTTGCCGATGTATATCCTTTTTGCATATTTGAAATGCCATTTGATGCAGTCTTTACAATATACCCTTTAAATTGCTCATTCCCCACCATCACCGTCACATCGTTGTTTACATTTACAGATTGATTGGCTGCATAAGCAATTTGAGGATTCATAGATAAACCTCTACTTAAATCTCCACTTATCGTCTTCGATACTGCGCTCACTGCTTTTTCCAACACAGGCATATTGCTATATATTCCTTTCGCCAAACCATTCATCATATCCGGCATCCATGTTTCGTACTCCCTGAGCGGTCCTTCATCTGGTCTTGAAAAATGCAAAAATGAGCGAATTTTTTTTGCCACGCCTTCTACTGCATCTGTGACTTTAGATATCATCGACTTAATTCCATCGATCAATCCTTGTATAAAATCTTTCCCCCATTCCAATGCTTTTCCTGGCAAGGATGTTATAAAGTCTATTGCAGACTGGAAGCCGTTTTTTACAACTTCCCCCAAGTTGCTTAAGATATTTTTGATTCCAGATACCAGATTCTTAAAAGTATTTATTGCGGATTCTTTTAGATTATTTGCTGTGTTTACAACAAAGCTCTTTATGCTCTCCCACACTTGTGATGCTGTTTGTTTAATGTTGTTCCAAATTTGGCTTATTACATCCCGAAAGCCCTGTAGCAAAATTTGAGCCCTTGTTACCAACCCATCCACTAAAGATGCTACTACCTCTTTAATTCCAGACCATATCTGGTTTGCAGCCTCCTTAATATTGTTCCAGATATTTTGTGCGTCTAGCTTTAGCTGCTCAAAATTCCCAGTGACTAAGTCTATCAGTAATAAAACCGGACCCAGAATTGTATTTTTTAATAATTCCCAAGCTCCAGATGCAATAGAAACAAGTCCAGACCAGATTCCCTGTATTGTTGTCACCATATTTCGAAATAGTGCCTGTATCGTAGAAACGATTGCAACAACAATAGGATTCTCCATAATGGTCTGCCATGTTTGTATAAAAAAGTCTTTTACCTGCTGCCAGATTCCAGCCCACCATTCTGGTATTGCTTGAAACTTTTCGACCAGACTATCCCATGCTTTTGGAATCGTCTCTGTAAAAAATGAGCAGATTGCAGAAATGACATTGTGCACAGCATCCCTAAACCATTCACATTTTGTGTATAAGAGAATTATAGCTGCAACAATAGCAGTTATAATCGCAATGACCGGATGCCCTTGTATTACAACGAACAATCCTTTTAGCATTTTACTTACCGTAGTGACAAGCTTGCTAATCAGTCCACCTAATGCACTCATTTTAGAAAAAGCTAGCGATATAGACGAAATTCCCATTGCCACTTGTCCGATTATCATTAACAATGGACCTAGCACTGCAATAATTGCACCTATAACAACAATAGCAGTCTGTACCCCCTCTGGAAGAGCCGAAAATTTGTTTACTAAATCGGTGATAAATTCTGCTACTTTCGTAATCACCGGTGCTAATTTGCTACCAATTGTAATCGCTGCAGTTTCCAGAGAACCTTTCATTTCTTCGATTGCTAGAGACCCTTCTCCCATCTGCGAGTTGGCGAGTCTTTGCGCCGCCTCTTGGTCGTTTGTAGCTTTTATATAAGACGCTAGTCCTTCCGAACCGCTATTCATTAGTACAGTTGCTGCTCTCGTTGCGTCGGATCCAAAAATTGTCTGCAACGCGGCATCTCTTTGTGCAGATGATAAACTACCAAGCTTGTTTTGCAGTTCTTGAGCCATGTCAGATGCACCAAGAAGATTTTCGCTCGAATCTCGTGTTTGGATTCCTAGATTGGTTATCATTTCAGCTGCTTTGTCTGTCGGTGCCGCCAGTTTCTGCAACATTGTTTTTAAAGATGTTCCTGCATCACTTCCAACAATTCCGGCATCCGCAAACTTTCCCAACACAGCAGTTGTCTCTTGCATGCTCCATCCTGCGTTATATGCTTGTGCGGACACTTGCGCCAGCCCTTGCGTCAACGGCTCTACATCTGTAGATGATGCTGCTGCTGCTCCTGCTAAAGCGTTTGCCGCCAATGCCGACTCCTCTGCCGAAAGCCCAAATGCACCCATTGCTTGAACGACTACATTTGCCGCATTTCCTAAGTCCATTCCGGAAGACGCCGCCAAGTCCATTGTTGCTTTCAGAGCACCAGTTTTAATGTCTGCTTCTGTTAATCCGCCTTTTGCAAGCTCTGTAATTGCCTGTCCTGACTCTTTTGCAGAGAAAATAGTCTCTTGTCCTGTTTCAATTGCTAAGTCTCGAAGCTCGCTCATTTGTGACATCGGCATATTAAGTGCTCCTGCCGCTTGCGACATCGCACTTTCAAAATCGTTTGCCGTATTGACAGACACTGCACCAAGTCCAGCCATAGCCGCAGAAGCTGGCATGATGGCTTGTCCTGCGCTTTTCATTTTACTTCCTACTTTGCCCATGACGGCAGATACCTCTTCAAGTGCTGCGCTTCCACTTCCGGCAGTATTTTTTAATGTCTTAAGATGTTGCTCTGTTTCAACAATTTCTCTTTGAAGAGCTTCATACTGCGATGTACTTATCGGATTACCGAATTCATCACTAGTCTCTTTTGCTTGCTTTTTCAATTCTTTCAGATGGCTATTGGATTCTTTCAACTCTGATTGAAGTTTCTTATATTCCTCCGTGTCAATATCTCCAACATCTTCTAATTCTTTCATTTTTTTCTTCAATTCAGAAATAGAATTTTTGGTTTTTTCCATTTCCTGTCTTATCGGTTCATAAGCCTTTTCCCATGCATCGTAATTTTTTACGCTTTCTCCAGCTTTTTTATTTGCTTCTTTTAAAACCTTTAACTTATTGTTTGTTTCTTCAATCTCTTTTTGAAGTAAATTATGCTTTTGTGCTAGCAAGGTGGTATTAGACGGGTCTAATTTCAGAAGTTTATTCACATCTTGTAAACTTCTTTGAGTGCTGTTTAAACTACTTTCTACGCCTTTTAACGCTTTATCTAGCCCTGTCGCATCGCCATCAAGTTCAATTGTTATCCCTTTTATTCTTTTTGACCTATCAACACCTCCTTATAATCTATCAATGTCTTCTTGAGTTCCCATCACAGGATACTCATATTCGTCGTTTTTCATCTCGATAAACATATCGTTCACCATCCCAATACTGAGAAGTTCCAAATCAGAAATAGAAATACCACACTGAACACACCGAAGCATGAACAATGCGGTATTGACCTCCCTATCTATTTCTCTGTCTTTTTTTTTGCTGTGGACATTTGCTTGTTTTCCAATCCCCACATTTCTAAGATGTCCGGAAGAACTTCATAAATGCTAAACGTTTCAAACTGTTCTAACCAATCGTCAATTTCCGATGGCTGGTTTGGATCTCCGTGCTTATGCATCAAAAATGCAATGTTCTCAAACATCTCTAGCGAATCAATCGGAAGAGTGCTTTCTGTATCTTTTTCAGACTCTTTTTTTATTTTTTCTTGTAATGCCACCTGTTTCTGTAATTTCTGCATATCTACAAAGATATCCCGCCCAAATTTTAAGCGATACATCCTTGGGATTGCTGCAGAACTTTTGAAGTTGCATTCGATCCCACTAATTGTAAGCGTCTTTCTCATCTTGTTCGCTCCTATGCTAATTCATCATTTTTTTTATACACTTTTGTAAACCATTTATCTTTTACTTTCGCATAACTTTCTTTTGTTGTTTTGGCTCTAACCGTTCCATCTGCAGATGCTGCACAAGAAAGAGTCACAGTATCTGTATCAGGCTCTTTAGAATCCGATGTAGTCTTGGCTTCAAGATTTGGTCTTGTGGCCGTACAATTGTAGAACCAAAAAAGTGTAGGTTCTGTATCTCCGTCAATCTGTAGTCCAAGCGCAAACTCTTTTGCTTCGACATTGGAATTTTCAATCAATATTCCATTTTTATCTTTCTCTTCTCCTAAGATTTTTTCGCGGAATTCGTCAGTGATCAACGCCATTTCCAAATCACCCTCGTATCCACCGTTCGATGCAGCTACATAGTATTTTATTCCATCTGCATAGAATGGTGTTAATTCTCCTTGCTGTTCGAGCGAAATTGACACAGCTCCCGGAAGTTTAAACGGTGCGTCATAAGCTCCACCTCCCTGTTTTAATGCAATGTGTACATTGCTAATGTTAAATTTTACTTTACTCCTTAAAATACCTCCTATATTTCAAAAATCACTAGAATCATTTTTTCTGATTCAATATAAGTTTCTTGTTTTTCGTAATAAATTTTGTTTGCTGTCAAAAAATCAGCAATCTTTTTCTCTGTAATTGGGTCTTTTTTGTCACAGTACAGTTCAATGTCGATATCTTCTATTTCATGATACACAATTCCGTCAGCGGAGAAGTTGTCACTCCCCATACCTTGCAAGACGATGTACGGACATTTCGGAACGTGACCCTCTGCAAAATGGCTGTATGCTACTTGGAACCCGAGATTTTTTAGACCCTCTACTAATTCTGTTAGCATCATCTTCCCAATCTCTCCTCTATTCGTTTTTCAAATTCTTCATTGCACCACTCTTCAACCGGCTTAATATGTACGATTGCTTTCGCTCTCCCTCCTTGTCGAAGCTGATGTCCGCGCTCCAACAAATGTGTAAGTCCTGGTTTCATTTTGTTGTGAATGATATTTGATGATTTACTTTTCTTTGGACGTTCAGTTTTTACATACCAACTATCAGCGTAATGCCCTTTTCTACTTCCTTTTCCTCTTGGTGATGTGCTTTTTAAAGATTTTACACCATCTTTTGCAACTTCTTTCGCTGTATTGTGAAGCGTTTCCGTTGCTTCTTCGCTATATTTTTTTAATTCATCCAAAATAGCATCTGCAAGTCCATCAACTTTCACATGTTTACCACTACGTGCCATCTGATCACCGCCCTTATTTTTACAATATCATTTTTAAATTGTATGTTGTCAATTGTCTTGATATTGAATACCTTCTTTTTCCAAACGATTCGATAGTTTCTTGTATCTATCTCATCAAAAAATTTCTTCCACCTACACACAAAATCAACTGTATTTTCAGCATTTAATGTGGCAGCCTCCCAGTATTCTTTTCCAGACAATCCATTCATGTACGCATAAGTCTTTTTAAAAGGTTTCCATTCTTCTACCGGATTTCCAATACTGTCATAGTTGTGCGATAGCTTTTCGATGCTTATCTTCTGCGTATATGCTCCTGCTTCCATCAAACCACCTCCGAATCAGGTGTTGGTACTAGATTCATTCTGTGCATGCCCAAAATAGCATCAACGACGATATTTATATTACTTTTTTGTATCGTCATCGAACGATTATCCCACATGTCCGAAATTAAAGTAAGCACTGCTATTGTTACATCTTCATGTTCATCTAATTCATCTTGCGTGAGGCCTGTCTGGCTTTTACAAAATTCAATAGATGCCTTTTTCATAGCTTCCAATAGAGATATATCCTCATCTTCTAAATTATCCACATCTTCCCTAATGTGATTTAGAATCGTTTCTTTCGTGATCTCGCTTACTTTCATTTCCCACCGCCTTTCTTATCGGTTTTAAATTCCAACAATCAACAAAAGGTGCAATAGCTCCAATACATTCTATTACACCTCATTTATTTATCACCTATCCCATAATTCCAGCCGCTTTCAATTTCGAAATAATTTCGTTAATTGCCGTTTTGTTGGCATCTGCAAGCGTAGCAATCTTCTGTACCTCCGCTTGTGCAAACTGCCCACCGATTGTTCCTGCGTTCTGTGCGGATACTGCTGCAACTGCACCGGCTTTCTTAACTCCTCCAATAGCAATTCCTGCCGCAGGCAATGTATACTGTACTCCTGCTCCTATTGCAGTTCTTGCGGCTTCCTGAGACACTGCCTTCATAACAGATTTTCCCACGTCTGTAGCTCCGTTTAAAGTATCTACTGTAATCACCACTTGGCTTCCTCCTTCTGATATCGAATCCCAATTTTCAGCCATGTAGTTAATTACTCCAGCAATTGTCTCTTCTTTTATGTCATTCTCATTTCCGCTGCCTTTTATTGCAATAATGAGTTCTTTTAATGCTTCGCTAATCGTCACAATTATGCCCCCATTTTAAGTGCAGCTAACTTCTGCTCGTTTTCCACTTTAGAGTCAAATTCCATCCAAGCTACAACTCCTACTGCGTGCTGTGTTGCGTATTTCTCGCGTAGAGCCTGTACTTCCATTTCCTCTGTGATTTTAACTGCGAGCCCAGACATATCGCCGTAATAGATTGCTGTTGTGCTCGTTGTCATATCTTTCATGTTGTCGGAAACGTATACGGGCTTTCCAAGAAGCATGTTGCCAAACGCAGATGTCGCATCATCTTGTAAGAGATATCTGCCATTTCCGTCTTTCAATTTTCGGATAGCCGCTCTTGTCTTAGAGGACATGATCCAAATCGCGTCGTTTTGAAATGCATCTTTTACCGCTGACTGTAAGTCGATCAATTCATCCGCCGTGATAGCATCGCTCTTCTTTGCAGTAATGATATTTTTCGCTTTACTTAATCCATCTACTTTAGAAGCTGTTCCATTAAGTAACTGACCTTCTACCCATCTAGCGATGCTGTATGCCATATGGTCAATCACGAAGCTTACAATGTCAAACTGACTGTTGTTGATCAAGGATTTTGAAATAAGCGTAAGAGCACCTGCAAGGAATCCTTTCAAATCAATAGAACCGAATTTTCCGGCACTGGATGTAAGTTCTGTAAATTCTTCGTGATATCCAACTGTGATATCATTTTCATCCTCTAATGGATAGTACGGAATGGAAAGAGTGCCTTTCACATTGTACTTTGTTGATTTCTCAAGAACCGGGCAGATATCATACACTTTTTTGATGATTTTCTGCGCAATTGTTTTTGGAACAACTGCTCCGTTATCCCCAAAAGTAAGATTGGCGGCGCGATTTTCTGTCACTGTTCCACGAAGGAAATCAGCGAACACTTCCTCTTCTGCTCTTTCCTCTGTATCCTCTTCCTCTTCCTCGGCTCTTTCAGTCATCTTCTCAGCCATCTTGTTCAGAATCTCGATGGTTTTGTCGATTCTGTCAATCTCTGCAGAAATTTCATCTGCTCTTTTTTCCTCTTCTTCTGTAATAGCTCTCTCTTCTGCTTCGAGCGTAGCGTTCAGCAATTCAAGCTCCTGTACGAGTTCTGCTCTTTTTTCGTTTAATACCTTAATATTTTTCTTTTTCCTTAGACATTTCCTCCATATTTCTTAATCATGTTTTTTAGTTTACTGTTGTCCGGTTTAGTTTCCGGCTCTTTTTTATCTTCAAAACCGATATAATCGGCTTCAAATTCTTCTGCACGGATTTCGAAGGTTTCTTCCCCATTCTCTCCGGCTCTTGTTTCCACCGTAGTAGATGTGTACCACGGCCTCATTGTGTCATCAATTAAAGACACTTCCTTTAGCGTTAAATCCGAAATTGTTCTTACTGGCATTCCGTTTCGGTCTGCTCTTTCCTCGGTTGGATTCGTAAACCCAAATGACCAACCACGAAGCCTTTTCTCTTTCGCTTTCTGCACAACTTCCGGATTGTCAATCTCAGCGTGTGCTCTCAGACCAATAGCATCTTCTCTGAGCGTAAGATTAGATTTTGTTCCACCCAGCATCTTGTCCCATTTGTGATTTAGAAGAATCTTTACCTCGTCCGCTTTTGCGATCGCTCTCCTGAATACCCCAGGAGCTATTCTTTCAATGAAATATCCTCCTTTTCGGTCTGGGATTGGTCGGCTGTCTCTGTCTGCAACGTTGACATATCCGTCAATAATGACTTTTTCTCTGTCTCCATCTGCTCTAATTTCAATTCTTGCCCTTCTTTCTCACCTCCTAGCCTATTAGACTGATTTGTATTAGGTGTATATACCACTTTCGTTTTTGGGTCATACAAGACGTCTTGCAGTCCTAATTTGATAAATTCTAATCCAAGTGGTTCCATGTTTTCTTTTTCACGCACTTCATCCACTTGCATCCATCCAGTTTCGATTGCTTCTTTATATGCACCAAAACGCTTGTCAGCATCACCTTTTGTAAGTTCGTATGTGTCTGCTGCAAAAAAGTAGTCTTCTTTTTCAGCTTCTAGTAGCATGGATTTGTTTAACGCTACCATAAAAGCACCAAGGAAAGCATTTACGCAATATTTTATAAATGCCTTATCTCCTTGCTCAGTTCCGATATCATCTGGAACACCCAGGATTGTGCGAATTTCTTTTGCATTCGTCTGCTTATTCTCATTTAACTGCATCTCCACGGATGTATTAGAGGCTTCCTGGAACTCTAAACCATTGTTTAGAATAATTACATTTTCCGTATTATTGCTATACAGTTTTCTCCACGCCGCCTTCAACTTGTCCATAGCTTCCTGAGTTAAGTTCTTTGCAGATTTTACAAAACCTTTCTTATTTCCACCTGTTTTAACAAGCCCTTCCTCGTATTTCAAGGAATTATAAGAAACACTCAGTATTTTACTATTCTCTTCCACAACGCCTACACCACGCATACCATCTCTTGTGTTGCGAAGAACTCTCACGAACTGTTCTGGGAAATACCGTTTTCCCTGCACGAGCACTACATATTCCTTAAAAATTACATCTGCATTCGGTGCGTAAGAAACATGATTTGACTGGACATATCGTAATGACTGGATTTCACTTTCTTCCCAGTCCACATAAATGTTTCCTTCCCCATCCAGCAAATAATCTTTTACAAGTGCTTGCTTCATCATATTTGCATCTAGCGTATCTCCTGTATCTTCATTCAGAAGATGTACCCTCCAATCGCCTTTCACTTCTTCGACACGCTTCTTTCCGCGCTTGTACAGTTTAATCGGCACATTTGCGACAGTTTCCGCAATCTCGTTGACCGCTCCAGCAAGTGCTGGAATCTGCATTGCCTTTTCTCTTGTCATTTCGTCATTTCCTAGAAATGCCTTTAAAAGCGGTTCTGCAATCGCCGATTCATCGATCATGTTTGGTTCTGCCCTTTCCTTTCGTTTAAAAAATTTCCTTACTGATTGCTCCTTTCGAAATAAATTTGAAAATCTCCGTCTTTGGATATCTCTATACTGTAAATATCATCTTTCCTGCTTTCAATAATTTCCATCAATGCTGGATCGATATTACTAATCACAACATGCGGAGTCGTTATTATAGCTTCATCTTTTAAAGCGTATCTCATTCTTTCCAAGTCTTCTTTAGGTAAAGCTTTTTTCATTTTAACAAACACAATATCCTCCTATCCTACCTGAACAACAAAATCGTCTGAGCTATACATTACATACTGTTGCAGTAAGTACATTGCATTAATCAGACTTACTACCATGTCGACTTTTCCCTCTGATTTTTTCTTGTTCACATACTTATTTCTATTGGTGTCTTCCGTACACCTTGCATTTTGAAAGTTGATTTCCAACATTCTGTTTGACATATAGCAGAATTGCCGTTCCAGTATCAACTCTCTCAACCATTTGGTTGGTTGATGCAATACAGAACTGTGCTGCTTGATTTCTACACATTCATAACCATCTTCTTCCAACTGCTGCACAGTTGCTAATGCGTTCCATTTGTCATATCCTATCTGTTGAATTTCAACACCGTATTCACTTTCAATCTCAACAATCTTATTCTTAACGAATATATAATCAATCACTTCATTTCCACAAGAGAAGCAATCTCCATTCGCAATCAAGCGCTTGTAATCAACGTGTTCTTTCTTGCTCTTGAACTCCACTTTATCTGTCGGAACAAATCCGAATACTTTTGCATATACGATTCCGTCAACGATTGTTACCATTGCGAGAGCCGTATTGTCATCCGTCTGCGACAAGTCCAAGCCAAGCCATACTTTCTTTCCTCTCCAAAACTCTTTGTTGTTCTCAATCCTACACAGCTTTACTTTTTGGATGTCAATGTATCCCTCAACGCCAAGGCCCTTATAGAGTATGTTGTTGTGCTTACACAAGTAATTCTCACGCTTATTCTCATACAGAACCGCAATTGCTCTTTTCTTCACAATTTCATCGAAAATGTATTTGTGTGCATAAGCTACCGGATTACTCTGGTAGATACATAAATCGTTCGTCTGCCATTCTTCACCAATTTTTAATTCATCGTTTGGTTCGTAAAGCAAAGCGAATGTTCGTCTATCATCCAGTAATCCGTCAAGCGTTTTCTTGGCAATGTCTATCTCGTCTATCATGGAATTGTCATCATTCGGATATTGTGTGCTAATGATAATCCCGAGCTTATTGAACAATGTGATTTGAGAGGATCTCATAGCCTCAATCGGATATTCGTCCATCGCCCCACATTCATCCGCCAGGAACGCATGTGCCATCTTTCCATCCATACCGTCATTTGAATATGCAAGTGGTGTATACTCGTTGTCATTCAAAAGACAAATGATTTGACTTCTTAAAATTTTAAATGCCGGCTCGTCTTCGTCATACAACGCTGGGCTTACCTTTATAATTTTCCGAATCGCTAATTTCAACTCGGAAGAAAGTGCCAAATCAGGAGCTACAGAAAAGAATCGAGAGAAGTCCGGTTCTGTCAGCATTAAAAGTATAAAAATAATCGCACTATTGAATGTTTTAAAATTCTTTCGTGCGATTTCTAATACTGCTGTTGTATAGAATCTTATATCCCGCTCTGTATTCTTTAATTTTGTGCAAAGCGTTGCCACGATAAACAGCCATGCATAATCTTCCAATCCATCGTATATCGAACATCTCAAATCTGGATGTACCATAAGTTTTAACAACTTACATATCTTTTCATAGGATTTCTCATCAACAAAAGCATCTTCATCGTTCCCATCTGCTATCTGTAGCCAACTCTTACATTGCTTTTTAACATATATCGGTGCATATCCTACGTTTTCCTCGACACACCATTTGGCATAAGCGTAAGCCTTTCCATCCTTAACCAATTAATGCCTCTTTCAATGCATTGTTTTTCTTTTCTGGTGTTTTTGGAATGCTCCGTAGAGCAGATGCAATCGTCATGACGTTTTCTTTTTCAATGTCAAATAGCATCTTTCTTTTTGCCTGTATTTGCTTATCGTAGGATATAAGCTGTTTTGCAAGTCCGTCCTGTAATTTCAGAAACTCGACAAACTCCATTTCATCGGAACGCATTTCTAACTTATCCATCAATTCTTGTGCATGTTCTCTTTTCTCTTCGAAATCCGCACACTCCGCAAGCGTTAAGCAGTACCTGTTGATTACACTTCCGTATAGGTCATCGCTCTTATCGATTCCGGATAATAATTTTTTGACTCTCAAAAATTCCTGATGTGCTTTCGGATTATTTTTCACTTCTTCCGACTCTTTTAATTTCATTCCGGAAAGGAGAGAATTTTCCGCTTGCTCCCTGTTCCGTAATTCTTTTTTTGTTCTATGCGATTTGCCTTCCAATTTGATTACGCTTGCTGGCTTTGATGGTCTAGCCATATAAATTCCTCCTTTCCTTTCTCATTTTGGGAATAAATTATAAATCATGGTGGGGCGTTGGTGTGGTGAAATTGTCTGAAAATTCATTTCGAACCCCGGGCGGGTACCCTAGCAAACTGGAAAATCGAAGTTTTTCTCTTGTTCTTTCGCAATTCGTAGCAACTCGCGTCTATCTATATCGCCTTTTTCTGCCATCTCATGATGCCTAGAGCACAATGTAATTAGGTTGTCATCGTCTAGTCTCTTCTCATAGTCCTCTACCAACGGAACTATGTGGTGCACAGATGTATCCTCTGTTTCATATTGTCTACTAGGGTTATGTAATCCTCTTGCGCATACTTGACAGCAATAGTTATCTCTGAATTTTATATCCTCTCTTTTATCTTGCCACTTCTTAGAGTTATGGAAAGAACGAGATTGTTTACTTTTTTCTGTCCTATATGACTGTCTCTCTCTAATCTTCTGTTCTTTCTGTTTGCACACATATTTGCTATCGTGAATTCTTCCGCAATAGCTACAAGACTTTAACATATCATCACCTCTTCAATTGCAGGAGAAGGAATCGAACCAACATTTCTAGATAAGGAGCCTAGCGAATTACCATTACTCTATCCTGCCAAATCAAATTAATAAAAGCCGCAACAAATTGTTGTCTGCTGCCGCTTTCGTGTTTGTACACTTTTCGTTTTTACCATACTAGCACATTTTCCCGTGACATTGAGTGACATTTTTATAATTTATCAAAATACCTTTTATGTCGTTGCTTACAATTGTCTTCTGTGTACTTTATTTTTCTCTGTGGGAAGATTTGATTCATTTGCATAGCTACTTTATACCATGGAAGATCGTCTATGTAATAAAATCTCAGCATCATCCTCAATTCACTTTTTTCAATTTGCTGTATGTATTCTTCCACTTGTGTTTTTTTCTCTAACAGATCTGTTTCTAATCGTTCCAATTGATCTATTTTCTTTATGTATGCGTTTTTCTTTAGCTCGATTGTCATCCGTGGTTTTCCTTCAACTCTTGCCGTTCCAAGTGATTTTCTTCCTTTCTTTCCACGGGATACTGTATCTATTACAGTTTCTTTATTGAGTTTTTCCAACGCTCTTTTATCTTTCTCTATCCTTCTTCGTAAATCTTTTATTTCCTCTTTCATATCTGCGTACTCAATTAATATTGTTCTGTCCACCAGCACCACCTCCCTTAAGTCTTGCCTCGTAAAATTCTGCCACACTGCTATACTCCGTCAACTGTTTCCTCTCCTTGCGATGACTGCATGTTGTGTATGCTTTCCGCTGCATGTGCCACTTTGCACTCTCCGATGGTCCTTGCTTTATAATATTATCAAAGGTCTTTTCCTCATCCAGCTTTGCTTGCTTCCGTGTTCTTCCATAGCTCAAATTATCACTTCCCTTCAAATTTTAAATTTTTTCTAAAAATGGCGTTAGTTTTCCTCGACTTATGTGTATATATAGTAGAGGAGCCTATAATACTGTGAGGTCGGGGCAACGGCACTTAAGACCGTGCTCCGCTGTCCTCTAAGTATCGTCATCTTCAAACCACCGTTCGATTTCTAGCTGCAATCTCTCATTTTCATTGACCGGAAGTCCTAACGGTTTCCAGTATTTTATGATTCCAGCCGTCGCAAAGCTTGGTTCCCATTCTTCTTCGCACCCAATGCTTTCTAATCTCCATCGTTCCGAAACATCTAAGAAATAATCGCTTTCTTTATGCAACCAGTCCGCTTTTCTGTATTGATATATTTCCGGAGATTGATTGCCATATCTATGAATAATTACGCATAATTGCTTATCTAACGGCAAAGTATTGCAATTCATCGAAAACCATCCATCATCCGGGATATTAATATTCACAATGCTCATCTCGCACCTCCTACTCCTCTTTCACAAATCTTCAAAACTTCGTTCACATTCTTTCTATCTTTTCATCACAGGATTATCACAAATCCTGTGTATAGTAATAATCAAACAAAGACATTTAGTTTTTTATATAGATTTTCTTTTTCATAATTAGCCGGTCATTGTACCGGCTTCTCCTCTGTTTGCAGTTTCTTAGGCTTGTATGGTTCCGGAAGTGGACGCCATGCTACAACTTTTCGTTTCACAGCACAATTCCCCTTTTCGCACTCCCATTTTCCATCAATTGTATAAGATGTTCCGGATTTTCGTGTTCCGTCTTCATAACACTCCTCACCATCCAGAAAATCATCATCTTCATTTACTGGAATGTTTTCAACAATGTTCACACGTTCTTCTATCTCTTCCAAAATCTTCTCTAATACCCTCATCACTCCACCTCTAACAGCTCCAATTCTTCAATTTTGTCCATCAAATTCATCTCAGGATAATTCTTTTTAGGATACCGTTGATATTTTGCGCTTGTACAAAGACTTGAATTTGCATAAAGTCTGTTGTATTCTAATGCAAGCCTTAATGGAATATCCTTATGTTTTCCAGTCAACGTACATTTGCTTTTATCATCATAAGTAATAAAAATTTTCCACATATTTATTCCTCCAACAGCTCCGGATTATCGAACTCGTTTCCGACAATCTCAATTTTTAAAAAATCATTTTCCGCTAAATAGCAAACACAATTTTTAGTCTTATTCCAAATCATAAATGCAGCATGTTCTTCAAACCATTGTACTACACCTATATCACCTTCTTCGTTTCTTACAATATCATTCTCCCAAATCTTCTTGCCGTTCTTGTCGGTTAGTCCGGTGTACTGGCAGAGGGTGGTTGGGTCGACTTTATACCATCCTTCAAACCCTATATCATTTGAGTATTCTTCCGTATACATCCAAGACTCTTTTAACGGG